TTTTGCCTTCTTCCTTTTGACGTTTGGCTTCAGCGCTGCGGTCAGCAGCAGCTTTGCGTTCACGCGTTGGTTCTTTGTGGGCTTCGTCGTAGACGTTTTCTACAACTTGCATAACTTGGCCGTTGGCACCTTTGACGTGCTTCCGGCTGATTTGTCCTTGGTCCATAAATTCCTCTTCCGGAAATTGATCTTCGAGGTCAGCCGTTTGCTGAGCAATTTCAGTGCCTTCACGACCTGTGTTTTGGGTTGTTTCTTTGAATTGGGGGGCGTCTGGGTTCGCCATTTGTGCTGTTTCTGGTTGCTCTGTTGTAGATGAGCCGCCAACATCATTGAGTTGTTGAGTAGTTTGTTCCTGTTGGCTACCTTGTAGCTCTTTTACCGCACCTGAGACATCTTGACGTACTTCGTCTAGTTTCTCACGAAGCATTTCAAGAGGGCTTTTTTCAACAATAAGTGTTGGTCCGAGATCCTCATCAAAAATGTCCGAGAGAGCCAAAGCTACAGCAAAGTCGTAGACTCCTTCACTTTCCGAGAAAGAGAAAGGCTCCAAACCCTTTACCGCCGGGGGTGAAGCCCCCAGCAATGCAAGGTGACGAGCACTCCACTTACCCTTATGGGGGTTGATGGCGCTGTCTGGTGAGTAAAACGAGATCGATACCTTTCGGTAATGACCGTCTTTCACCAGGTCTTTTGCAGTGTCGGTGAAAGCGACGTCCGCATACAGGTTTCCCTTGTTATGGGAGAAACCTTTTATCCATCCGTAAGCAGGTGTGCTGTCGTTGTCTCCAGCATGACCTATAACGAGAGGGGCTTCGTGGATCGAAGGGTCATACGTGTCCACTACTTGCTGAAGATCCTTATCAGAGAAAGATCTCTGAACGCCTTGAGCAGAAGTTTGATCGCCCGATTTAAAAACGTGAATCTTTTTTGTGAACACCTTGTCTATTAGTGATCCATTGCCTTATTTTACCCTATTCCTTATCCATACTTGCCGCTTCGTCTTCGGTAATCCTCTCATCACCGAATGGTTTCTGTTGTTCGTCAGATTTTTCTTCATCTTCACCCAACAGTTCTTCAAGAGAGTAGGTTTTTTTCCTCTTCGTCAGGTTGTTCGCTTGTTAAGTTATTGATCTCGGACTCAGGATCTGGGTTTTCCAAAGTGTCAGTTTGAGATTCCTCTGGGGTTGCTCCCTCGGGGGTGTCCATCACGTTAGCAGCGGCTTCCGAATCTTGGTTGGTAGCATTTTTCTCTTCTGGCGTGGGTTGTCCTGCTTCGGAGGCAGGCTGCCCACCGGCACCAAAAATAGAACCAAATAAGTTTTGATCTTGCTGAGGGTCGTAAGTAGTAGGAATTTCTTCGTCACCACCGGCTTTCTTTTCTTCCAGCTCAACGCGAAAGTGGCGTTCGATCCATTCTTTACGGGGGGTGTAACCAGACTGGATAAGAAGAGATACATCTGGCATTGTGAGGGGAGATTCCTCAATACGGAACTCACGAGTTAAGGAAGGTGCGGTAACATCCATTCCAAAGTTCAAATCAACGATCCAACGGACCAAGGTTTGAGTAAGCGTATGAGATAGTGCCTCAGAAATCTCACTGGCACGAACAACACGAACAGTATTGGCAACTTGAGAAGAAGCACGAGAGCCTGCTTCGGCTTGTCCCGCTTCATTCTCCCCACATATAATCAGGGAGATTTCTTTGTCGATATAATCAATAAGATTCTTAAAAACTTCCGGAGAACCGGAGGGAACCACAAAGTCCAACTCATAACCTTCCGGCAAAATCATTGCCGTTTCTTGACTCAGATTGGAAAGGTGACCGTAGAGCGTATCCAGTTCTCTAGTACTTGCTGAGAGGGGTGCTTTAGCAACAGCAGTCGGCGTCGCGTAACGGTCGCCGTAGAGGACATATGATTCGATTGCACGACGCCTAAACTTAACAAGAGGGTAAAGAATCCGACCCAAAGCAGAACCGTATGGGTCGCCGTTGTGCGAAACCCAGTAACGACTGACAATAAATTTTCTTTGTGGGAGTTCAACACCCTCAAACATACGGTTAAAGGTGAGGCAACGCATTGTGAACCCGTTAGGAGCATCCTCATCTTCTTGAAATACGAAACGGCGTTGGTCCCTCATTCGGACGTCAAAAGGGATTACCCCCCTCTTTGTTTTCTTCCACATGATTTCTCCCACGGAGAAACCCGAGATCAGTGACTCAGCCATTCCGGCGTAAATATCATCAAGAGGCATTTCCTCAAGAACTTCTGCGACAAAGTCCCTAACGGCTAAATCACCTGGTTTATCGGAATATTGCTGAACGTACCACGGGCGAGAGGTAACCTCTTGCATCAACTTCTTGAAACAACCTTGAACTTGCTCATCATAGAGCAGACGCTGATAGACAACAAGAGCCCGGTTCCCGCCCTTCTGAATGAGTAAGTCGTCGTTTGGACGAACAATGGTATTCCCCTGCCCTGTAAAGGGAGAGGAACTACCGAACATGTATATAGACGATAGATTATACGGATCACTCGTATAACGAGCGACCTCACCTGAGGGGACTGGTGCTGTCTTGAATCGTTGAGCCATCCAAGTCTCTCGAACGTTGCCTTATTATTTTAGTTTTACCCGGTTAGTTGGCCAGGGTGAAATTCAAAGGGGGTTGAGGTACGTTATTTACTGCGTACTCTATAAAAATTATATATAATCCATCGTCACCGGACAGAGACCAATCCCCAGTCACACTAAGGTTTGTCAAACCAGCGACGTTTTGCAAAATACTGTACTGGATCGCAGAGTTTATTTGTCCCGGATCTAACACCTCGAGAACATAGTCCCCGATTCCGTACTCCGCTCTCATCACTCTTTCGAAATAACGAGTCTCAACAACACTTCTGATCTGCTGAGTAACCAGGGCGTAATCCGTACTTGTCGCAAGATTTCCGTTCAATACCGTTAGAGGGTAACTGATGCCTCGGATATTTGGTGACAGCACATCTGGTTGGCTCATCGAATGTACCTGCGGGATACTTGAAACTCAATAGCATTTACTCTTTTGCGAACTTCCTCCTTAGGGAGATCGCTTTCGATTACTTTTCTAATCTCTGCCCTGAGAATTTCCAGGGTCATAGATTGATAAAAGGTTGGATCCACAAGGGAACCCTCTTGTTTCTGTTCGGATAAAAGGTTGAAGCAAAGTGTCTCAAGTGAAACACCTTGCTCCAGAGCCTGATTTTCCAAGTGAAAAAAGAGAGTCTCGGGTATCTGGAGTTTTAGATCCCTAAACATGGTAGTTTGACTCTCTATTAACATTAGCCGCCAGCGGCGTTATTGGGTCCTAGACCTTGAGCGTCTAGTTCGTTTTGCATTTGACCGATGGCCACACGGATGAGGTCAATTTGAATGCGTTCCAGAGTAGGAACCGGAGTCACAAACACCTTAGCGTTCACGATACCGTTCTCGATGGACTCGGGAGGATTGATACGACCGTCGCAGATAACTTGGAAAGCATCCGAGGGGCGAGCACCAAACAGCGCACCCTTCACGTACAGTTGGTTCAGAACGCTGTTGCCAACCGCGATAATCTGGTTGAATACAACACCGAAACCATCAATAACGTTGAAGATTTGGCTATCAAAGGCAGTACGCAACGAGCCGTATACCACGTTCAAAATAACACGGGTGTTAACGAACTGGTAAAGGCGCTGTTGAGCATCCTTAGTGTTCACACGAGTACGACCACCCCAGATGAACACGGCTGTCTGGGGGTAACCAGGCAGGGTACGGATGGCATTACATCCGTTCGGGTTCAGCAGGTTTTGCTGAGCCGAGTTGATGGGGATTTGAGCAGCCACAGCATCGGCAAGTTGATACTTGACACCAGCAGGTGGGAACTGGTAACCTTCCGAACGGTAACGACGAACAGCCACGCCTGTCACGAAGGGTGAAGGGGGGATGTAAGCGCCAGCGCCATTTTCGATCCAAGGACCGTAGTAGGCAATGAAACCGAAGGGGTTGAAGTAACGCTGAGAGTCGTCATAGAGACGATTCACGTTATCGATACCAGACTCAATGAAGATTGCTTGAGGAGCACCGTTGAAACCAACTCCACGCAGAGCGCGGTCGAAGATTTCGGTTGAAGTGACAGCATCAAAACGCCACAGGGCAGAAGGAGGCACTTGCTCAGGTGTGAGTACGAACTCAATTTGTGATCCGTAGCAAGGTTGACCAATTGTGGTCAAATCACCACCGTTGGCCGGAGAGGCAACAGCAACCCAGCTGTAAGCACTTCCGTTGAAAGCGACAGCCATGAAACCACCGTTCACAACAGCAGTTGTTCCATCAGGAGCAAAACCGTTGGCAGTAACTGCGAAATACACACCTACGAGACGGCTTATCAGGGCTTGAGCGTCAGCAGAAGAAGCACCGTTCAGTAAATCAGCAGCTAATGGGTAAGCTGTCAGGCCAGAGAACACGCCAGCACCACTTGTAATCGTACCGACTAGGATAGTAGCAGCAGTTGCGCCACCAGTTGCGGGGATGTTCAGGGTTTGACCAGCTTGGTATCCCGATCCACCGTTGTTAAGGGAGACAGAAGTTATGCCAGTGGCCAAGGTCACTGTGGCAACGTTAACTGTCACACCAGTTACACCGCCGATAACGCCAGCAGCCACGGCCAGAACGCTAGTGGCGTCGTAACCGGTACCAGCACCATTAAGGGCAACCGCAGTTACAGCAGTTGGAACAATGATGGCAGAAAGCGGGATGGTTGCGTCACCTACCCCAAACACCACGTTAATGGTGCTAGTAAGAGCATAACCTGAACCAGGGGCATTGATGGCGACGGTAGCGATGTTACCAGCACCATCAGTTGTGATGTCGAGGGTCAGACCGACACCGGTACCAGTGACTGTGGTGGCCAAGGCGGTGTAGGTGGTAGGACCTGCCACATCCGGGGTGTTGACAACAGGGGTACCCAGAGTGGCAACAGCACCAACGTTAGCGCTGTTTCCAACGGTCACGTTCAGTGTAGCACCCGATCCAGCAGTACCAGCGGAGATAGTTGTAGCAACGCCAGTGAAGTTGGCAACAAAAGGCAGTGAGCTAACCGTTTGTGTACCAGCACCAGCAGCAAACCCACCGAGGGTAGCAATAGGACCGGTGGTGCCGATGGTGCCGATGGTGACATTAACTGTAGCACCAGCACCTGTACCACCAGTCACGGCAACGCCAGTTGTAGTTCCAACAGTACCACCTGTACCGCCAGTCGCAGGGACAGACGTAGCAAGGGTAGCAATCGGCCCGTTGGTAGATGTACCAGCAGGGTTGAAGGAACCACCGTTGATACCTTCAATAGCAGGAACCAAGTAAGTTTCCGACTGGAAAAATTGATCGAGAGTAGGTACGCAATATGCGTTGGCAGGCCCCGCAACAGGAGTTGTGGTGGGGTTTACCAGATTCAAACCAGGAAGGAAATCACACTGAGTACCAGATGTGAGGTCTTCACCGTAAGGGTTGATTTGCTCTTGTCCAAGAATCAATGAACTGTTGTTCAGGTAGATCGAGGCGGAAGGGTTGCTGGCCACGAAACCGGAAGGTGTTACAGCAGCAGCAGCAGCTTGGTTGAAGATGGAGCTTGAATCAAACTCGTACTTACGTCCGCGAATCAGAGGAAGGGTCAGTAGTTCGTAAGGAGTTACATCTGTAACGCCACCGCCGATTACACGGGTGTAGAAGATGGTGGGTAGAGCTGTAACAGTGAAACCGGAGGAAATACCAACGAAGGAACCAACAGTGTAGTTGGTGAGGGAGTTAGCAAGTGCAAAAGAGTTTGCGTCGATAACCTTCACGTAGTAAGGAGTGCTTACCAGTTTGGTAGTTGCACTAAACAAGTTGTTGCTTGCAGGAGTAGGACTTGTCTGAACAACGGGTTGAGTGAAGAAGATCACCTGACCATTGCGAAGACCGTGGTTGAGAACGGTCAGAGCAGCAGCGCCAGTGAAAGCGGTGTTGGTACCACTGTACTGAGCGATGGAGGCGTTAGCGTTGAAAATGGTACGTGAAGTCCAGTTTAAACGATAAGTCTCAGTGGCGCTCTGGAGAGTACCGGGCAAGTGAAGGGTGTTTACACCAGCAGAAGCTCCGGAGATATTCTCGATCAAGTCGGAGACTTGACCGTTGATATTTATTTGTTGGTTCCAGTAAGGAGTCTCATAGGACACTGTTCCGGTCGAACCGGTAGGAGCGGCCACGAAAACAGCACCGTTGGGAACTGCAACAATGTTGCTAGATCCTCCAGCAAGAACAACAGCGTTGTAGATGTTTGTGGCATCAGCAGCTGTCGTAGCCAGATACACGTTGTTCAGAGAATACTCTGAGCTAGTTGCACTGTTAGAAGGAGGGGCAATGACATAGACATTGGTACCATTCAAATTGAATGTGCCGGTTTGTCCTTGAATGCTTACACTCTGGAAGTCGTTACCGGTCCCACCAGCTCCAGACAAGGTAACTTGCTGAATGGGGAGGGTTACGGGCCAATATTGAGTTGTATTCAGAGAAAACAGACCAAGCAGTGCCGAAGGCACGGAGTTGATCGTATAGCTGGCACTGTCAAGAGCACCGACTTGAGTGTTGTCTGGAACCAGGTTGGCAGACTCATTGATGGCGACTTCAGCTGGTTGTCCGAAAATAATGCTCTGGTAGCTGAGTTTGTCGTATGAAACGTCAACACCGGTCCATTCGAAAATGGTATTATCAACCAGATACTTAATTCCGGTCATCAAGTCAGCAGCGGCTTGGTGAGGGGTATAGGAGGAATATTCGTTTACGTCGGTAACCAGGTAAGGGCCGGGATCAGCCAGAGCCATCCACTTAAAGTTATTGCTTTCGCAATGAAGAGCGGCAGCGGCACCAACTAGGGCACGGCCAGCAGCGTCGAACTGAGCGTAGGCGGTAGGGGTAATCAGGTATCCTTGATCTTGCTGACCATCGAAAGCAGTGTCAATGCACTGAGTGTAATCCTGGGGAACACGTTCGAGGTTTGTTTGCTCTCCCACGATGCTTTGAATATCGTAGGTGTTCTGCATGAACACGGAGTTGTCGCCAACGGGGAACACACTGGTTACAACTGAAACGTTACCGTCGAAAGTTGTGGAAGCAATGGTTACAAAACCATTTTCCGAGTTGCTCCCTGGTGTTAACTTGTTTACATTGCCAAAATCGCGAACATAAACAGAAGAGCGAACGGAAGGGTTAGACTCAATAGCGTTCTTAACCGCTAGGGAAATAGCGGCGGAGATTTTGCGATTATTGACTTCGTCACCCGAAACATAGTTTACGGGGATTAGAACAGGAACACCCAAATACTCGTTATTGGCGGTGTAACCAGGGTAGGTTGTGTTGAATGTGTTAGTCAGACCACTGGTGAGTTGAAGACCGTTGATGTTCATTTGAACATAAACCACGTTACCGGCCATCAGTGCTGAGGGCAGAGCAGTGGAGTTGATCTTGGTGCCAGAGGGGAAGAATTCAACCTCAACAATCTGGTTAGGTGTGCCTACGCGAACAACGCGCAGGTCGCCAACTTGGGCGTTTTGGAAAAACTCGTTGACACAGTTGTAGCTAAGGGTCGGAATACGACCGGTAGGAATAACTCCACCAAGACGCAGACGGTAGTCAGCTAGGGATGTGATAGATACGGGTGTGTTAAATGGGAGGAAGTTAGAGAGGGTAGGAACGCTCTCTTCGGCTTCGACCAGCATATATACGGTGCTAAAAGCGGCGATATCCGCTCGAGCGAGATTCCCGGCTTGTTCATTGATATAAACGCCAGGTGCGCCAGAGATATTACCACTGGTGCCTAGTGAAAAAGTTGCCATTTTTATACAGGGATGTTCCTATTTTCCGTTCGGTAGTGTAGGCTAGGAGGATTCCTACGTGGTCTCCGCAGAGCTACCTCAGGGCATATGGATGCTTTTACTTTTACCCGGTTACTGAATCCCTGTGACGGCTTGTTCGCTGTCGAAAGTTATTCCATTCAATGCTTCGCGATCGATAACGCCTTGTAGGGTGTAGCGATTGAGAGATCGTGTGTATTCGGATTGTGTGTCGTAAGGGAAAAATTTTTGATTGTTTTGTCCATCCGGGGACGTGAAAATAAAGGAACCCTGGGCAAGTCCACCTGGAGTTCCCGTAGTGTTGGAGCTAGCGGATATTCTTAATTGCGCTCCTATTGGAGGCAGTTCCGTCACCTTCCATTGTGGATTCTGATTCAGCACTTCTCTGTAGTCTAGAGAATCAGTGAAATACAGATATCCTAGCTTACGAAAAGTAAACTGCTGCTGGAAGGGGATGGATACTGTCATTAAGCCCTCTTTTGAGCACGAGCGAGTAAGCGGGCGCCAATTGACGTACCTCGGGTAAGTTCAAACCCTTGCTCTTTGGCTACTTCCTTGGCAGCTTTTTCTAGAGCGACCGGGTTTGCAGGAACAAATACATCTTCGTTGTCGGTGCGGCGGGCCAGCTTTTCGCGAACATCCGTTTGGATTTTCTCTGGAGCAGCTGCTTCTGCAGGTGCCACTGGTTCTTCAGTTTGTGACTGAACTTCGAGATTTTCGGGTTCAGGAGCTTCTTTTTGAAGAATAACCGGTGATTCAATCTTTGCTACTTCGGGGGTCCTTTGAAGGTCGCCAGTAGCGGGTTCTGGGGGTGTGGGTCTTGTTGAGCGTCGTGTCATGATTAGCGTTTCCTTGATAAAATGTTTTTCCAAGAGATTGGAACAATCTGCTTGAGTGAGATGTCAGGCACTCCCACCCAAGGGCGGGCGGCCATTTTAGAGGTTCCGAATTGATTATATCCACCGTAATCGGTAGACCCTACAAAAAACGTATTGTCTTTTGTATAAATGTAGGCAGCGTCTTGCATCAAACCTGTAGCCCTTAGTAAGGGCTGTCCAGGGTAGTGTTTTTCTTTCCAAGAAGCGTATCTTGGGGTTAGTCTCTCCCAAGGCTGTTGGTAAGTGGGATCAACCTCTCGCTTCCAGAATTGAGGGTGGTCGTCAAGGAGAACGGGGGTCCATTCTTCCTTTGTCGGTCTCCACCAGTTAAGGTTCATAGGCGTTAGTCCGTTGCCTTGGATTTTGAATTTTATCATCTCTTTCTCCGAGAAGATTTCTTCATTTCCTTTTCTTGTTCTTCGGAGTGTTTCTTAACTACATCAATCATGGCGTGTATTTTGCTCATGGGTTGAGTTTCTAGCCAGTCTACCGAAGAATCCCACCGTTGTTTACACAAATGGTAGGCAACCTCAAGCCAGTTTTCCACAGAAAAGATATTTTTTTCAAGAAGAGTTTCTACTACCCAGTTGATTGCAACTTTTGTTTCCGAACAACTAGCGATTTCTAAAACTTCTTTGTTTAAGAGTAGTCTTTCGATGAGATCTAATTGACTTCGTTCTGATTGTCGTAGTATTTGGGCGAAATAGAAGTCTTTTGGGGTTATTTCTCTAAAGTGGAATGTGGGACCGTCCTCTACTTTGACTAAATAAGTAAAGTCCTCAACGTCCTCAACTATTAGTTTGGGTCTTCATCTTCCGAACCGTTGGCCTTACCGACCAATTCACTCAAACGACGGAAATCTTTCACCCCGAGGTCAAGGATTTCTTCGTAAGTGATCTCATCTTCCCCAACAATCAGCCGCTCGATGATTTTCATGCCTTTTTCAACATCTCCAGCCTTGGAGAGGTCTTTTTCCATGTAAACAAGGTCGCGACCAGTCATTTCCCGAATGGTGATTTCCCTTCCGTCAGTGAGTACGGTTGAAAAAGTTTCCAGAACGGGTTTAGCGGGGGCTTTTTTGGTTACCGGCGTAGATTGAGCCGAGCCATCAGAAATTGTTCTCATTGGTTGAGTATGTGGATCTGTCAAGTTTTACCCGTTGTTTGAAAATCCAGTCTTCAATCTCAGGGTCTCCCTCCCCTGGGGGAAGAGAGAGATAAATGTCGTTGGCAATTTTCCAACTCTTCTCTGCGTCTTGCACTTGGTTGATGGCTAGGCGGTCGTCAATGTCGTCTAGCCAAAATGTGACCACGAGTTTTCGGTATGAGGGGTCTGCTGGAAGGGGCAACGCCATTATAGAGAGCGTAGCATGTTTACGGTTTCTTGGATTCCAAAGTATCGGGCGTTGTAAGCGCATTCCACCGAAGAAGGGATCACCCTGTCTTTCTTGTCATAAGGAATGGTCATGTAATAACTGTCATTAACGCCTTTGAAAAGTTGGACCCCCACGTTTTCTACACGGGATTTCTTTTGCTTCTTCATTAGATTACTCCTTTTTGGATTGCTTCGTAGCGGGTTTTGAGTTTGTCAATGGCACCGATTTCGGATAGTTCGTACATAGAGTACTCTACACCGAACTTTTCGTTTTCCCCTCCTGGATTTGAGAGGGTAACGGTCTTCTCTTTCGGGGTCTTACGGAGGCGGTCGTCAATCGCCACCGAGGAGAAGTAGGCACGGGACAGAGGAAGATCTGGGATCTCCACCGCCGATTGGAATAAAGACCAGGTATAGACGTGAGCGATTTGAAAGAGCACAGCAAATTGCTCAGCGTAACGTTCTGGAGTTTGAAACCAGATTTCATCGTGGATGCTAAGTACGAAGCGGCAGGGTATTTTGTATTCCTCTGCCAACCAGTGAACAGCCGTGAGCATAATCGAGAGGATTTCTGCTCCGGAGGATTGGATGGTCCAGTTTACCCGCCCGGTCTTAAAGTCATCGCCCACGGCAGCGGGTCTCATAGCAGTTGAGATCTTAGTACCCAAGCAAGGGAGCTGAGGTACACGAGACCTCATAGCAATCTCTTCCATAAAGTTGAAGCAACCTGAGTCAATCCCTGCTTCGTACCTGCCTTCTCTCATCATCCCCTTCTTCTTTTGAATCAGGTTGTATGCGAGACGTTTGGTTTCTTCAGGGGTCTTTTCTGGGTATTTGCGACGGATGTAACTTTGTACACCTCGAACACCGGCACCGTATAGAATTGCGAATCCCACGATCTTAGCAGTGTCCCTGTCTACTCCACAAACTTTCGCTAGAGCGCTGTGAGGATCGGTGCCAGATTCCTTGGAACCGGACAAAACGTTGTAACCGAATGGAGAACACCCAATGTGCCCACCTTCCCACTTGTCGCTGTATATAGAAGCGATTTGCATCTCCTGACCGTCGAAGTCAGCACCGACAATCTTCCAACCTTCGGGGGCTTGAACCCGTGACTTTAACTCGGTGCCGATACGCCAGTTCTTAGTGGAGCACATTGTCACCATCAGAGATTCCACGGTGCGTCGGGTTACAGTACCGTGGCACAGAATCTCGGGGAGGGTAACCAGGGCATCGCCACCTTCGGGATTGGCTGCTGGCAGGAATATGCGATCCATAACCCGTTTACGAACTGAAGTCCAGTAACTCACCGAGTTGGCGATCTCCAGCGCACGTTTTGCTTGTGGTAGTTCGCTACTCAGGCGACCCACAGACATATCTTCCACGAAGTCTTTAGAAAGAACTCCTCCGACATTATCTCCAGTTCCTTTGGGGTGAGGGATCTTTGTAAGAACACCGTCTTCATTGTAGAAGCACCAACCCATATCTCGTGTGAGAATCATGGGAGTGCCTTCCCACTCAAGTTGAAGGAGTAAGTGGGATAAGTTACTTTTGACACCGATGTTGGTGTCGGGGTCCTTAATGAACGGTCGAATCCAGTTGGGGACCCCACCATACTTACCTTTCTGTGACTTGACTTCCCAGTCGAGCTGGGAGAGCCAAGGGTTGCGCCCAACCCAACGCTCGCGCTTATCTTCATCAATCTCTTGCCACTCTTCGTAATACTCTTGAACGAGTTCCTTACAAATCTGAGTCATTTCGTTGTTGTGTTCCTCAAACGTTTTCTCCACGTTCGAAATCCACTCTTGCCAATCTGGGACAAGAGGTATGATGGAACCATTCAAATGGTAATGACCACAAAGAGCCACCATGCTGGGTGTCGCATCTAGATACTTGGGCCAGATGGCTTGGAAAAGTTCGGCGGTATAGAAAGCATCTTTGACAGCGTAATCAACTGCATCAGTCAGCATCTGTCGGATTTGACTCAGGTGCGTGGCCTTGACGAAGATGTCTCGAATGGCTTTGTCGCCGACGGTTAGCGGTTGGACATCGTCACCGAAATACTTGCGAACTTCATAAACGTGGAAGTTGTAAGTTGCTATCAAAGAGTTGGTGGAACCCTCGTCCAACCACTTTGGAGCATAACGCAACTTGCGACGTTCCTCAGGAGTGAGATCCTCTGGATCTTTGCCAGCAAGTACATATAGCCATCGTTGACCGGCGGCGAGGCCCGACACACCAATGTGTGCAGATAATGTATCAAAGTAGAAGTTTTCAGGCTTGGTTCGGTCCAAAGAGTAACCCTCGCGGGCCCGTACGCGATCGTAGCTAATGTTATGACCTGCAACGAACCGACCCTCACCGATTGGGATAAGAGCGTGTTGATCCCACTTATCTTCAGGAATGTCGGGGTCAATTAACTCCGATGCCAACCAAACATAGACTGCCTTGGCAGACATGGCAGTGCCAATGATTGGAAAGGCACCACCATATACGTAGGTTTCGGTGTCGTAGGTGAATGCTTTTTCCAGGGGGTAGGGCACTGACTCTTTCTTCCACTTTCCACGGGACAGGGTGTAGCGTATCCAACCTGGTTTGAACACCAATTCGGATGCCGGGGGCAGAGGTGGAAGTTCGCAAATTGCAAAGGCGTCGGCAAGTTTCTTGTACTCGCCTACCTGTGCTGTTGCGATGTTGTCAAAATGTTCTGTTAGGTTCTCACCCTGGAGTTCAGGAGTAGGCAAATCCCCGGCATATAGTTTGTCGGGGTAATCTACTGGGACTTGAATATCGAACTCGCCGAGCAGATTCTCCGCTTTCTGCTTTGACAAGCGGGACATTTCCCGTGGTTTCTGTTTACCAAAAATTCTCCCATGCAAATCGCTTGAGAGAACTGGGAATCCGAGTGGCGTTTTTCGCATGGACGTTGGATTTTGCATGAATATAGTATAGGGAGTCGCCCCTCCGGTAAACCTAGGGGATAACGATGTCGATCGGGGGTTCTGTGCTGTTGTCGGCGACTGGGTAGAGGAAAGAGTATTGAATTGCTGCGGGGTTATTGACCGTGGGCCCTTGGTTCGTGGGCAGGACCTGCAACTGATTGAAGCGGGCTGGGGGCCGTGACCAGGCGTAGATGCCAGGAGCCAGAGGGGTGATTGTATCTACATACACGAAGAATCCTGACCCAGTGCCGCCGATTGTGGCTGAGGCTGCGGAAACGGTTTGATACTGCTGATAACCGGTGCCAAGACCAACGAGGACCACAGCAGTTACTTCGCCTGAAGCACCGACGGTAATGTTGGCAGTTGCACCTGCACCGATGGAGGAAGTTAGCGGTACGGCGTTGTACACGCCGGGGGTGTAGCCGCTGCCCCCGTAGGGTGTGCTCAGGCTAAGAATGGAACCTGTTACTATGCCGAACGAGTGCAAGGATGTGGAGAACATGGTTGGGTCACCAGGCTCGAAGGAGTAACCAGCTTGAGCGCGGGTGTAATACTCCATGTAGTTGGTGGTCCAGCCTTTGAGTGCGGGACGGCGATTATTTTGATTAACCGAAGCAACTGTGAGAACTAGTCCGCTTCCGGGGCCGATGCCGCTGACGGAAACGGTTTCACCCTTGACGTAATTCTGACCAGCAGAGCTAACGGTTGCAGTAGTTACTATGCCACCTGCTACGACAATTGTAGCATAACCGAAATAACCTCCGCCGCCGCCAACATAACAGGTGTAGGTACCGTTGGTGTACCCGGTTCCTGCGGTTGTTATGGTGAGGGCATTCAGTCCTCCCACAGCTCCTGTGGTGGTAACTGCCGAGAGGGTTGTTACATAGCCGTTTAGGATGATGTTGCCGTAATTATCTAATTCGGTAGCGGTGAAGAGCGATTCCACCGCTGCTGCCATTTTCACGGTTCTTGGCACCATTACTTTGTTCCCATATATTCTATATTTTACCCTATTTAGGCGTAAGTTTACCCTAAAATTCGCAATCCCAGAACGTTTTGCCTGGTTCTTCGTCATGGAGACCTAAATTGCGTGCCTCATTGATTGATTCTAGAGTGATTGTGTCATTCTTGAGGTGGCGATGTAACCTAAAACGCCACTTTACGTATGCCCGAGCATTTGTGTCAGAAGGTTTTTCGCAATATTTCTTGTAGTATGCTTCGACTGTTTGCACTATGCCTATGCCAACCTTGTTTATAAGGTGATCAACAGGGTCTAGAGCGTGTACGGTTTTTGGAGTTTCCCATTGCCCTCTGAGCATGGGATCGTTCATCATTGCCTCGCGAAGTTTTTTATCGCCGAAGTTGGTTTTCATTGTGCGGGGAAGGAGAATGTTTTTAGTTCGAATTGACGGAGACCGGTTTTTTCATAGACAATGTCTTTGTTCTTTCGATAAATTTCGTAAGCATCGAACACTGCCGAGAAATTTATTGGGCGTTCGGCGGGGCAATCGCGCCACTCTAACATTTCGGGTAGAGATAGAGGCATGTCAATGTCCCATTGTTCGTCACGGGACCCGTAGAGTAGAGGAAGCGCGTCATTGCGCCACCAATCTGTGATGTATTCCACAGCGGAATCCCATGTGTCGGGATCGGTAAGGTGAGTGGGGTATTCCTGTCTCGCCCACTGTACGTACTCACGACCCCGTTCGATAATGGTTGTGGCTGCAGGGGGGACCTCTTCTAGGAAATATGCTTCTTCATCACTCGCTACTATCCTCTCGATCACTGCTGGGAACAGGAATGCTTCCGAAATCAATCGGAAATCATCCGCACCTTCGCTAATCATCCGCACTATGGATTCTACGATTGCCACAGAAGATGCAATCTTGACTTCTCTCTCGGAAACATTCGTACTTTTTGAATGTTCCGGAGTATCTTTGTATAAATCAGACAGTTCTTTCTTGAGTCGGCGAACTTCGCGACCCATTTCCCTTTCGATTTTTGACTTATATATGTCTGTCTGAGTGAGGATATTGTCGAACTTTACTTCGATCTTTTCTATCTCTGCGTCAAACAATTCCATCTGAACTCTTAGGTTCGATAACTTCTTTTTTAGAGAAGATAACGAAGACCGCATGCTGTTGGTTGCATAAAGTACGTTGTCAGCTGCCATTAGGAAATTTGTTTGTAAGTTGCTTTGAGTAAGTTTTCTTTGACGTCGATGATGTCAACGTTGAAAGAGTATTGGCGGTCGGGGTCTGTGAGAAGGTGAAATTCACCTTCGAAACGCTCGCCGTCTTCGGAACGCAGGTAGCTGTTTCCGGGTGTTGGGGGTGAGCACAGGGCGATGTTTCCAGAGAACTCTGGATTGGCTTCTTCCAATGCTAGCACAATGCGAGCGTAAATGGCGCTGGTTGCTGCCATTTCGTGGTCGTTGGTAATCTGAGCCTTGATTTCACCGTCGATGGGTTTCAGGATTGAGGATAATCCTGTGTCGAGAGTGATGCGCACTGACGCATCTTCTGGTTCAAAGCTGAATGAAATTTCTTCTGCGATAAACTCAATCTCTTCGACATCTTCGTAGTCTGGAAACCCGTACTCTAGCAAATCGTAAAAAGCAGATTTCAATGTGTCAGCGTCTGGTCCTTCAAGGTAATTGGAAATTGCGTAGAAAATGCGGGGGTTTGCAAGTAGTCGTTCAACTGGGTAGATCAGTTCCAAGAGGGTCCTCCACTGACGTCAGTATAGGTATGCCGGTGGCGAAGTAAATGCCTGACTGCTTTTACCCCGGTGGCGTTAAAGAGTGATATCAGGTACATTTGCCACCTTTATACCCTTACCTCCTGGTTTGCCTGCCTTAGTACCTAGGTCGAGCACCATGGGTTTCTTCCTTGTGGATACCCATTGAACTGTGTAGGGTTCTTCGCCGAAATGTAAAATTTGGGCCCCTTCAGGGAGTATTGCTTTCCCTCTGGAGGTTACCTTAGTAAGGTCCTCACCGGAGACGACCATAGCCTTAAGCGTCTCTTCGAGTGTAAATACAAGTAGGTACTTGCGCGAGATAATATCGGCTTCCTTCTTTGCCAATAGTACA